AATACGGAAGAGAGGTTTTTTTTCTTATGGCAATCCCAGGACCATTACAAAAAAAGTACGAAGAGATTTCCAAGAAAGTAGTTATGGAAATCTTGAACGTCCCCTCAATTATTACTTCCCACAATCAAAGTGGAAATGAAGCAGAGTTTACAGAAGTAATTGATGCCAGTGATGTTGGTAATCTAAAAACTCTCTTTGGTGCAAAAGTAGCATATGGAACTAGATTAACCGTAGCAGTTAAGTCGAAACGAAATGTTATCATCGACAAGGTTAATGCAGTTCTAGAAAATAAGAAAGACGAAGTTCGTCAACTCTACATCGATGCCCTTAATGATCTGGAACTGACTGGTGATGTTGCAACTGACTTTGAAGTTACAGTAGACAAAGCATTTTCTCAGGGATCAAAAACTATTCGTTTATTGATTAGAAGATACACTCTAGATAAGAAAACAAACGAAGCAAAGTATGCAGCATCGCCAGATTATGCACTTACAATCTATTCCAAAGGATTAAAGAATGACACTGCAGATCCTCATGAATTGATGACAGGTGCATTGATTGCAGCAGAAAAGATTGTTGATGTTAGTCAAATTAATTCCAAGAAACCGTCAGCAAGAAACAAAGCAATCGAAGATCTTCTTCAAGAAGTTTATGATGCGGCACCTCAAGTTGATGGTATTGTTCCTAAGGAAAGAGAAGCAATCAAGGGAGATATCACAAACTTATCAAAGGCATTGTCTGTCTCCAATTACGTTGTTTCGATGATCAAAAACAACGGAGGTAAAATCGAAAGAGTATATCAAACTGGTAAATCGTGGGTCAGAGACATTGCTCACTTAAAGGGCAAAGATAAAACCATGGATGCTATCATTAAAGCATACAACTCTTCGGACCTTATTGTTAAATTCACTCTAGGAAAACAAACTCATTTCTGGGGATTATCTCTCAAGAAAAAGGGTATTGGACTCAGGGAACCAGATCCAACTCTACTTAACAAACCAGTTGTGGGTGAAAGTAAGAGTACCAGTGGATACCTTATCATGAAAGCACCCAGCAAAAAAGCAGAATTGGAAGCAGCAGAATTAAATTTCTTTGCTGAAGTCTATAGTGTTAAGTTTGGCAACAGACCACATACAACTCTTGCTAAATTGAAGTCGGATAGAAAAAACTGGTTGAAACAATTAGATGAGGCATTAACCGATAATGAAAAGAATGCTGCTCTAACAGGAAAGGAATATTCGGGTAAAAAGTATCCTAAGAATACTTGGTTCGAAAAGATCGATGAAGTTTTTAGAGAAGTATTTGCTGATCCTGACAACTTCAAACAATTCTTAGATCTCACATTCAGAATTAATATTGATAGTTATGTTGGGCAAGAACACTTCCACTTCAGTTTGATTACTGGTGCTGGTGGATTAGACAAAGAAGGACACTTAATTGTAAGACGTTGCAATGAAAAAAATTCAGTCTTCTTGAAAGAAGTATTCACAACTATGTTCCAGGGTGGTCCAATGGAAGTTCTTAAGAAGAGAGGTAGCACTAAAGCACCAAAACTTGATGTGAGAACTACTGCTGGGAAGAAGCAAGCATTTGAATCTAATGCAGGGGCAGCAAAATTATTCTATACATTATGGATTGACAAACTTCCAATCTGCGATCTAGAAGTTAGATACAAAGGTGCAATGACATCTTCACCACAGTTCCAGGTGTTTATTACTAGAAGATTCCAAGGATTCTTAGCTGCATCAAAGCGGAAGTTGCAGGATAAGGGAATACACGCAATTCTACAAAGAGCTGCATCTGCATAAATATTATTGTAAGAATAAAAGGATACATGAAAAGTTATAAGGAGTTCTTGTCGGAAGCACGTCAAAAAACTGGTGCTGCCCTTGAAGCAGAAAAACTTGGATTGGTTCACGTTGGATACGGTAAGTATGCCAACCCCAGAACTAAAAAGGTTGAGTACCGTTCTGAAGGCGGACAAAAACTTGTGAAGGTTTCCCCTGGCAAATCTGGTATGCCAGAAGATCCTAATGCTGGACCAGAGACAGCATCTGCTGATCCAGGAACACAGGAGCAAGCAGATATTACTCTTACCTTTGGCAGATTCAATCCGCCAACAATCGGTCATGAAAAACTAATTCAGCAAGTTGCAAATGCTGCTAAAGGTGATTTTAGAATTTATCCATCACGTTCTCAGGATCCTGCTAAGAATCCTCTTGATCCAGGAACTAAAATTGAATGGATGAAAAAGATGTTCCCCGACTATGCTGATGCTATTGTTGGGGATGAGTCTATGAGAACTATCTTTGATGTTCTCAAGGCAGTTGCATCTGAAGGATATACGGATGTAACAATTGTTGTTGGATCTGATAGAGTGGCAGAGTTCCAAAATCTTGCAGAAAAGTATAACGGTTCTCTCTATAACTTTGGTTCCATTCAGGTTATCTCAGCAGGTGAAAGAGATGCTGATGCTGAAGATGTATCTGGAATGTCTGCATCCAAAATGCGTAAGGCAGCAATGGATGACGATTTCGAATCATTCAAGCAAGGAATTCCTAACACTTTAAGTGAAAAGGATAAGAAAGCATTGTTCCAAACGGTTCAGGATTCGATGCATACTACTGATGCTCCCATGGAGATGTGGCAGTACGCACCAAAGATGGACTATGAAATGCTAAGAGAAGCATATTACAACAATGAAATTTTCTGTGAAGGATCTATTGTTCAGCATTTAGATACTGGTGTCATTGGTGAAGTTATTCACCGTGGAACAAACTATGTAATCTATGCAGACGAGTATGATAACACTCATCGTGGATGGTTAACACAATTAAGTGAGGGTGCAGATCCAAAGACCCAATTGGAAATTGGAACGGATAAGTATCGTAATTATGTTCAACAATTAACACCAGGTCAACCAAAGATAACTTTTGGTGGTTGGATGAAAAAAGTCAAAACGACTAAATAATAATAAGAAATACACTGCGGTTCCCTAAGATGTCAATGTTTAGTAAGTCTTTTAAATTAGAAGGTGTTGACGATATCCTTAGCGATATCGGATACCTAGAGGAAAAAAAGGATGAGGGTAAGTGCCCTGATTGTGGAAAAGAAGAATGTGGATGTGATGATAAGAAGTCATCCAAGAAAAAGGATAAACCAAAGCGTTGGTGGGATGACGACGGCGATGGTAAGGGTTGGGAGAAAGGCGAAGTCTCTGGATCCTTTAAGAAGGAAGAAGTAGACTTCTCATCTGTTCTTGATGAACTAACCGATGAAGATGTTCTTTTCCTTACCGATGACCTTATCGAAGAAGTCGTTGAAGAATTCTTCTATGAAACTCTAGAGGAAGGTTATGAGATTGAAGAACTAGAGACACTTCTAATTGAAAGAGTTGATTCTGAACTAACTTATCTTGAGGAAGCAAAGGTAACTCTAGGTCATGACACCAAGCAAGATGCAGGTAATGCTGCTCGTGAAAAACTCATGAGCAAGAAACCAGCAGAAGCAAGCAGAGGAAGCAAACTAGAAAAGATTAAGTCCGCAGTTAAGAAGGTTGCTTCTGGTGCTAAGAAAGTTGCTACTAAAACTGCTGGTGCTGCTGGAGAAGTTGTTGGATCTGCTGTTGCTGGATATAAGAAAGCGACTGCAGCTGCTAAGGATGCTCCTAGTGCAACCAAGTCCGACAGCAATGATTCCAAATCCGACTCTCCTAGCACTGGAACGAGATCTTCTGGTGGAGGTTCTTCATCCTCTTCTTCTGGTGCAAAAGGAACTAAGCGTCCTGGTCTTCTAGGTAGAATTGCTTCAGGTCTTAAGTCTGGTCTTAAGAAAGCAATTCACGGTACTGCAAAGGCAGTTGGTAAAGTTGTTAAGACTGCTAAGGCAGGATACGATGAGGGTCGTGGTAAGACTGCTCCTGCAGCAGCAAAACCAGCACCTAAGGCAGCAGCAAAACCAGCACCTAAGGCAGCAGCAAAACCAGCAGCAAAGAAAAAGTCTGGTGGCAATCTAGACAATCTCCTTAAGCAAATTCGCAGCGAAGAAGTGGAAATGACAGAAGCAAAGCAGGGTCCTTGCTGGAAAGGATACGAAATGATCGGAATGAAGAAGAAGGGTGGTCGTGAAGTTCCTAACTGTGTTCCTAAGGAAGAGTATGAAGAACTAGTAATGGATATGATCGATGAAGGATATGAGATGGATCAAGTTCGTGAAGTAATCGCAGCATACGAAGATGGTTTTGAAGTCATCTTTGAGGAAGATGGAGTAACTATCAATGAGACTCAAGAACTTCTTGATGAAGAGACCGAATTCCTTGCTGACGTAGAAATGGTTGCTAACTGGCTTCATGCTGAAGGCATCATCGTTGATGAGGATCAGTTCTTTGAACTCATGGAAGATCTTTCTGAAGAAGAGATCCAAGATCTCTATGATGTTGTTGTAGAAGCAACTGCAATGGCGAAGCGTGGTTATGATGAGACCGAAATTCGTAATAAGATCGCTAAGTCAACTGGTGGTGGTAAGTCTGCCGACAGAGCAACCGCACTAGAGAAGAAGCCTACCTATGGCAATGAAAAGGCTGCTAAGCAGAGATCTGAACTTGCTAGAAAGCAAAGAGGCGATTTCCGTAAGACTACTTCATCTTCTCCTGGTCTCCATGGTTATGCTCACAAGTCAAATGATCCTAAGGTAAAGGCAAAGCAGGCAGCAAGAGGCGCACAAAGAGGTGCTCTAACTCCTAACGAGAAGAAAGAACTCAACAGAGAAGGTGTTGAGATGATTGGTGATTCTCTGGAGAACGGTGGTCTTGAAGTTCGTAATTACTCCTGGAGAGAAGTTATGAACATGGAAGGTTATCAGCGCAATCCTGAAAAGGGAGAGAAGGAAGATAAGAAGTATGCTCCTGTTCGTGGAGAGAAGACTCCTATGCCACCAAGAGGTGATAAGCGTAGAGAGGACTTTGAGAAGTGGTACGCTAAAAACGTTCGCTGAGGTAGTACAATGAGAGATTATATTTCTGAAGAGGAAAAGGAGACCAAAGGTAAAGTGGTCTCCTCTGGAAAAAACAACATCAAAATTAATCCTAGTTCTGAGGAATTGAAAGAGAGAACCATGGGTGCTCGTGAAAAGGCACGAGAGGAAACTCTAAAACAAAAGTATGATCCCAGTGGCATGAAAGCGAGCATGATTGATAAGTATGGGAAGGAAAAAGGAAAGCAAGTTTATTTCGCAACAATCCGAAAAAAAGCCATGAGTAAGAACGACAATCTTCAAGATCAATTTGCTGGTAATTATGAGGGTCCACTTTATGCACCCCATCCAGATCTCGTTAAGGAGGAAACTCCTGTAGAGAAAATTGATCGTATTGCTAGAGAAAAAGTAGCACAACGTTCAAAGGAATCTGCTGATAAAAAAGCAGAAAGAGAATCTTCTGCTGCTGCTTTCCAAGCACATAAGAAAGAAGTTCTTGCAAAAGGTGGTCGTCCTGTAGACGCACTTGATTCTTGGCAAAAGAAAAAAATGCAGTCTGCAAACGAATCTGCTGTTCCTGGTAAACCTGCTGAAAAACTTGGTGCTGTAACTGCCATCCCTAAGGATCAGCGTGATGCAGCAAAGGCAAGAATTCTTGCTAAAGCAGCTGCTAAGCGTAAAGAACTTGGGATCACAAAGGAAGAGTTTGAAATCGAAGAAGGCATGACCATGAAGGATTTCAAAGCAAATCGCAGAAAACTCAAGCGTAAAGAAGCTTCCACCGATGCCAAGAAGAGAGGACACGTTGGTAAAGAATGGTACAACAGTGGTAGGACCTATTCTCCTGATGAAGCGAAGAGTGGTCGTGCAAAGATGGATGATGAAGAAAGAAGCACAAGAAAGCGTAGTGCTATAGATCCTGATGCTGAAGATAGTGATTACTCAGCAGATAAGACTAAGAATCCCAAGAAACTTCGCAAGCAGAAGGCAATGGGAGAAGCAATGTCATTCTCGGACTTCATGGAAGCACGCAGAATGGATAAAGAAGGTGTGGATCGTGGAGATTCTCGCCGTGCTGAGCGTGCAGAAAAGGCAAAGGCATCTCTAGCAGCAGTTAAGAAAGGTGAAGAGCGTAAGCAAAAGGTTTCTAAAAAGTATGGTATCGAACCTTCTAAGGCAGATACCGTAGAGAAGAGAGCACACAAAAGAGATTTTGCTGGTTCTCGTCAAGCACCTAAGCAAAAAGGTGCTAAGGAAACTGATCTACAAACTCACAACAGAAGAGTGAATGCTGCTAATAAAAGAAGAATGACTCATGGATGGACTTCCAAGGAGAAGGCTGCCAATAGAGGAATGGAGAATGCAGGTTCTAGATTTGACTGATATAAATAGCTGGGGAAATTCCCCAGTTTTTTACTAAAGGAGAAAATTATGGTAGCTGCTGCACTTGCAATTGTCAAACCACTTCTATTCAAAGCAATGGCATCTTGCCAAGTCAAGAAGCTTGTTGTTGAACTTCTAGAGCGTTATGTGAAGACAACCGATAACGATGTCGATGATCTAATTGTTGCTAACGTCAAGACTGCACTTCTAAGAGATTGCCAGTAATTCGAATCGAATAGAAATAAGAAAGGGATGTATGCGACATCCCTTTTTTTATAAATAAATAAAGGAATCAAAGTTTACAAGGAGAATTCATCCATGTCTTTATACGGAAGAACGGACTCTACCGCGAATAGGGACGCAGTAGCACTTACTGATGCTGCTACTTCCATTACCCCCACAATTGTTTTTGTTGATGAGACTGAAGCAGCTCTCTCCGAAAACAAAGAGCGTGGTATTAGCGGTCCTGGTTGGTGGTCATACTACACCTATACCGATGCTGCAGGTACGACTCGCCACAAGGCAGAACATCTAGTTTTTATCAGCAATCCTGATCTCAACGCTAACGAAACTCTCGCTGACGACGCAATCGCAGCAGACGTTGCATCTGCAATCACCATCTCTGCACAACCTGCAGATGTAACTGGTGCTGCCGATCCCTTCACTGGAACCTTTACGGTTACTGCATCTGCCGACGTTGGTAGCGTTGTCTATCAGTGGCAGCGTCAAACCGCAACTGGTACTCGCTGGACCAACATCACCGATGCTGGTGTCTACAGTGGATCTGCAACTGCAACTCTAACCTTGACTGCTGCTGATAAGGCAGACCTAGATGGTTATAAGTTCCGTGTCAAACTAACCTCTGATGCTGGTGCTGAAGAAGTTATCTCTGATACAGCAACCCTAACATTTGCTTGATAGCGGGGAACCTATATAATAAATAATACCATGATGATATGCGGTTTGACAATTTAACCGAGGATAACTACCTCATCTTTGCTATCAAAAACTATGAAAATCCTCAGTGTTCAACATATGAGGATTTTGAAGAGGATATGAAGCGATTCAAGTATGTAAAGCGTTTGTTCAAAAAATATTTTGTACACAAGATATTAAGAACTAATCTGATACTTAATCATATCATTATCCTCTTCAATGTTTTTGGTGATGCTGCCCTTCCGTTATTGTTCTTTAGGATAGAAACGGAACATTGGCCTACATTAAAAACCTTTTTGGTTTTTTTGAATAAATGGCCAGAGGGATTTATGCCTCAAATACCAATAGATAATGCTGTTATGAACGAACTGTCGGGAATATGATTAACGAAGATGCTCCAACAAATAGTGTAGGCACTGGTGCCGCTACTTCTTTACCTCCTGCGGTAGAACCACCTGGTACTCCAAGGGGATGGAAGATTGTCAAAAGATGGAAGAAGAATAAAAAGAAAGACATTTATGAATCCAAGACTGGATCTTATCCGTTCTTAGTATCTCTCCCAAACATTGGCGACACAATTGTTTATGCTAAAAGTCCGACTGAATTAAAAACGAAGTTAAGAAAATATATTAAACAGGTTGACGATAATATAAAGATGAAGAGACTATTACCTAATGAGGTTATTGATTTCTTCACACAAAAAAGACTTAAAGCAATGAGAGGTATTAAGGAGAGTACAATGATCAACGAACAGGAGGGGCAAGACCCACAACAGCAAAGACAAGATCAAATGCAAAATGCTGCAGCGCAGCGTGTTGAGGCACAGAAGAGAATCGCTTTAGCGAAGAAGCAAGCAGCCCAGAACTTAGCAGCGAAGAAACAGGAGATGCAAAGAAACATTGCACGTCAATCCAAAGGACTTCAGCAGCAAGCAAAAACTGGACAACTTGACAGATCATCAACATCAGCTACAGCATAGGAGGTGAGAGATGGCATTTGGTCTCCAGAAGTTAGCGGTCCTTGAATCCAAACTTGACATCTATGAAGACCTAAGTAAAGAAATGCTTGACAAACTTGAGCGAGCGGTAGAAAAGATTTCCGAAGGAAACAATCGTATTGCTCAAGTCCTCGCTAAACACGAAGAAAGATTGGAACAATCTGATCGTGCTGATACCCTCATCATCAAAATGATTGAGGAAATGAAATCGCAGAACACAAAAGAGCATAGTGCGGTAATCTCTAGAATCGAAAACGTAGAATCCAGGGTTAATGATCTTGCTACGTTTAGATGGATTACTGTTGGCATCGGGACCGCTGCCGTGATGATCATTGGTTCAGCATCCTTTTTTGGGAACCTCTTGACATTTGGCACCACACCACCTACAATGGGGGGATCCAATACAGTTCAAACTAGATGAATTATGTTGATGTTGAGTATGTGAATCTGGTATCCTCTAGGTTGGAACGATTCGCAAAGAAGAAGGAAAATCTCTACAATTTTAGGTGTCCCTATTGCGGCGACTCTCAACGTCAGAAGTCAAAGGCAAGGGGATATTTCTATCTGCGAAAGAGTGATATCCTTTTCAAATGCCATAACTGCGGCGTTGGTAGGTCCATGGGTAATTTCCTGAAGGATCATGCTGTTGATCTTCATGATCAATATGTTATGGATAGGTATAAGAAAGGTCTTACTGGTAAGGGTAGGAATGTTGCTAATCCCACATTCGAATTTCCTAAACCAGTCTTTGAGCACCGTCCTGAGGGCATCGTGCCAATGAGCGACCTTGACCCTGAGCACCCTGCTAGAAAGTATCTGGAGGGCAGACAACTGCCTCTCAAGGGTCTCTACTATGCAGAGAACTATAAGAAGTGGGTCAACTCTCAGAAACAAACATTTGTAAATGTTGAATCTGATCATGATAGGATTATTATTCCTTTGATTTCTAATAATGAATGGTTTGGTTTTCAAGGTAGGGCATTGTCCCCTAAACAATCTGTTCGATACATTACAACAATCCTGAATGATGTCCCCCCAAAGATTTTCAATCTTGATAATGTAGACTACTCTAAAAATGTCTATATAACAGAAGGTCCTTTTGATAGTTTGTTGCTGCCTAATTCAATCGCTATGGTTGGGGCAGACGTTGACTGGATGTTCCTTATCTCTAATCACGAAACAAATTTTGTTTTTGTTTATGATAACGAACCACGAAACCAACAAATCATTGATAGGATGAGTAAGGTAATTGATGGCAATCAACTTATCGTTATCTGGCCATCAGACATCAAAGAAAAAGATATAAACGACATGGTTCTCGCTGGGCGAGATGTCAAACAAATCATTCAAGACAATACCTATAGTGGTCTTGAGGCAAAACTTAAACTTAACATTTGGAAGAAAGTATGAGCAACGGTATCAAAGTCGAAAAGCGTGATGGTCGGGTAGAACCGATTAACATCGATAAGATTCATATTATGGTGGAACATGCTTGTGATGGTCTGGGTGGTGTCTCAGCATCTCAGGTTGAAATGAACGCTAACATTCAATTCTATGATGGTATCAGAACATCCGAAATCCAAGAGATCTTGGTACGATCAGCTAGCGATCTTATCTCTCTTGATAATCCAAATTATCAGTATGTTGCTGCTCGTCTCCTTCTGTTCGGTCTACGCAAGCATGTCTTTGGGCAGAATTGGAAAGTAGAGTTTCCTTCTGTTTTCGACCACTGCATGACTTGTGTAGAGAAAAAGGTTTATGATTCTGCAATTCTAAACAAGTATAGTTCTGAAGAATGGAAAAAAATCAATGGATTTATTGACCATGATAGGGACATGATCTTTACTTATGCAGGTCTACGTCAGGTTGTGGATAAGTATTTGGTTCAGGATCGTAGCAATGGTGGAGTATATGAAACTCCTCAGTATATGTACATGATGATTTCTGCAACTTTGTTTGCAGACTATCCAGAAGAAACCCGTCTCTCGTATGTAAAGAGGTATTATGACGCAATCTCAAAGCACAAAATCAACATTCCAACTCCCATCATGGCAGGAGTTAGAACGCCTCTCAGACAATTTGCTAGCTGTGTTCTTGTTGATTCTGATGACACCCTCGACAGCATCTTTAGTAGCGACATGGCTATTGGTCAGTATGTTGCTCAGAGGGCAGGCATCGGTATCAACGCGGGTAGGATCCGTGGCATCAACAGTAAGATCCGAGGCGGAGAGGTTGCCCATACTGGCGTTGTACCGTTTCTCAAAAAATTTGAGGCAACTGTCCGATGCTGCACTCAAAATGGCATCAGAGGTGGATCTGCAACGGTCCATTTTCCAATCTGGCACCAAGAGATAGAAGATATCATTGTCTTAAAAAACAATAAAGGAACGGAAGATAACCGTGTTCGTAAGTTAGACTACAGCATCCAAATCTCTAAACTCTTCTATGCTAGATTCATTCAAAACCGAGAGATCTCCCTCTTCTCTCCGCACGACGTTCCTGGTCTGTATGATGCTTTTGGCACTGATCGATTTGACGACCTATATGAGTCTTACGAACGAGATCAGTCTATTCCAAGAAAGACTGTTGGAGCACAAGAACTCCTTCTGGATCTTCTAAAGGAACGTGCAGAGACTGGTCGTTTGTATATCATGAACATCGACCACTGTAATTCACACTCGTCCTTCAAGGACAAGGTGAACATGTCTAATCTCTGCCAAGAGATTACACTTCCCACTAAACCAGTTCAGCATATTGATGATCCCTTTGGTGAGATTGCTCTGTGCATTCTGTCTGCTATCAACGTTGGCAAACTGAAAAAGGTTGATGAACTGGAAGAACTTTGTGATCTTGCTGTTCGTGGTCTGGAAGAACTGATTGATTACCAGGAATATCCTGTAATGGCAGCAGAAGTATCTACCATTAATCGTCGTTCATTGGGTATTGGATACATCGGTCTGGCACACTACCTTGCCAAACTGGGTCATAAGTATGATGATGTTGCTGCTCTCACGGAGACTCACAAACTTTCTGAGGCATTCCAGTATTTCCTTCTGAAAGCATCTAACAAGATTGCCCAAGAAAAAGGTCCATGCGGATACTTTGACCGTACTAAGTATTCAGATGGAATTCTTCCGATTGATACATACAAGAAGGAAGTTGATGAACTGGTAGCACCTGCATATTTCTATGATTGGGATTCTCTACGGAATGATATTCAAACATACGGACTCAGACATAGCACATTGTCCGCACAGATGCCATCGGAGAGCAGTTCCGTTGTGTCAAACGCAACCAATGGAATCGAACCTCCTCGGGGATACCTATCCGTTAAGAAGTCCAAAAAAGGACCGCTTAAGCAATTGGTTCCGCAGTATGCTACACTGAAGAATAACTACACCCTCCTATGGGACATGCCATCTAACGATGGTTACATTAAAGTAGTTGCTGTTATGCAGAAGTTCTTTGACCAGGCAATCAGTGGAAACTGGAGTTATAATCCAGAAAATTATCCTGATAATGAAGTCCCTGTTTCTGTTATGGCACAAGACTTCCTCAATACTTACAAGTATGGTTGGAAGACTTCTTACTACCAGAATACATATGATGCCAAGAAAGATGGTGATGAAGATTCCAAAGACGATCTTCAAAAGTTAATTGATGAATTAGCACAGTCTGACGACGATTGCGATTCCTGTAAAGTTTAATCGGAGAATTTGTATGGTAAAAGGAATGACGGTATTCAATTCAACAAAGGTGGATACCAAGAAACAACCAATGTTTTTTGGTGCTCCCTTGAGCGTTCAAAGATACGATCAATACAAATATCCAGATTTTGATAAACTTACACAAACTCAATTAGGATACTTCTGGAGACCTGAAGAGGTCTCCCTCCAAAAAGATAGAGCAGACTATGCACAACTACGGCCTGAACAGAAGCACATTTTCACGTCGAACCTTAAGTACCAAATTCTCTTGGACTCCGTACAAGGTAGGGGTCCTAGCATTGCTTTCCTTCCTTATTGCTCTCTCCCTGAACTAGAGGCATGTATGGAAGTGTGGGGGTTCATGGAGATGATTCACAGTCGCTCCTACACCTACATTATCAAAAATATTTATTCGGATCCTACAGAGGTTCTGGATACGATTCTTGAGGATGATAAAATTCTTGAGAGAGCAAAAAGTGTAACCGCTGCTTATGATGAGTTTCTTCAAGCAGCACAACAGTGGAGTGCTGGTAGTCAGTGGGAACACGCATTAGAGCAAGTAGATTCTGCAAAATGGGAAAGGTATGAACTCAAACGTAAACTTTATCTCGCTATTGCAAACGTTAATATTCTCGAAGGGATTCGTTTCTATGTTAGCTTTGCTTGCTCTTTTGCATTTGGTGAACTCAAGCTTATGGAAGGTTCCGCCAAAATAATCTCTCTTATTGCTAGAGATGAATCACAACACCTTGTTCTAACTCAGAAGATTCTGAATAAGTGGGCAGCAGGTGATGATCCTGAGATGCTTCAAATCATCGAAGAAGAAAAAGAAAATGTCTCTAGCATGTTTGAACGTGCAGTAAGTGAAGAGAAAGAATGGGCAGACTATCTGTTCAAAGATGGTTCAATGATTGGTTTGAATTCAAAACTACTCTCTCAGTATGTTGAGTGGGTAGCAAATCGTCGCATGAAGAGCATTGGGTTGGAACCTCTTTATGATGTTCCTGCCAAGAACAATCCACTTCCTTGGACTGAGCATTGGTTGAACTCCAAGTTGATGCAGAATGCTCCACAGGAGACTGAGATCGAGTCTTATGTGATCGGTGGCATCAAACAAGATATGAAGAAAGATACTTTTGCAGGTTTCCAACTATGAATTCATCATATGAATTGCGTGAGGATCACATCGGGATTTTTGATAACTTCTTTAATCCCGATCTGTTAGATCAATATATACGCTACTTTGATTTCTATTCAAGTTTTAAGTATTACGAGATGGAAGAAGGTCCATCTCCTGATATAAAAAAGAAGTATGTTTATAATAGATCAACTCAAAAGATCAAAGATACAAACATCGATACCATTACATCTACCTTCTGGACGAGGGATTATATGGATGTATCAATGGTATCGCATGAGTTTGTAAACACGTTTTTTGATGAGATTTATCCAATCTATACAGACAAATACTTTGTATTGGGTGCTAGTTCTAGACACTCAATTTTTGAAGTAAAGGTACAAAAGACCCTTCCTTGTGAGGGATATCATGTTTGGCATCATGAAAAGGATGCCTTTAGGACTAGGAATAGATTGATGGCATTCATTCTTTATTTGAATGATGTGGAAGAAGGTGGGGAAACAGAGTTTCTCTTCCAGAAGTTTCGCATGAAACCAAAGAAGAATCGTCTTATCCTATGGCCTGCAGGGTACACCCATACGCATCGTGGGAACCCCCCTCTAAGCGGCGAGAAGTACATCGCAACGGGATGGGTTGAGTTTGGGTCGATGGACCTCTGAAGACCTTCTAGCGCCCCCTGAGGCGCTTTTTTTGTGCCTGCTTGACAGACCCCTTGATTCCCAGTAGAATAACACTGTAGGGGTTCAAGAGATGTTATAGATATTACTTAGAGACTATTATGAAATGTACGAAAACCCCTGGCGATATTTGGACGAGGATTTTAATAGTGATGATATTGGGGACTACTTCGGTTTTGTTTATCACATTACCAATCTCTCAAACGGAAGAGCGTACCTTGGGAGAAAGTATTTCTGGTCATTTAGAACACCTCCTGGGAAGAAAAGAAAACAGAAGATAGAATCTGATTGGAAGAACTACTATGGTTCTTGTCCTGAGTTAAAGGAAGATGTTAAGAAGTTCGGTAAACAGAACTTTAAAAGAGAGATTATCTCACTACATAAAACAAAAGGACAGGTTAACTACGAAGAGACCCGACAGTTGTTTATACATAATGTATTAACAGAGTCAATGGAAGACGGTTCACCCATGTACTACAACTCCAATATCCTTGGACGGTACATGAAAAAAGATTACTTCAAGGGGGCTTGACACCCCCCTGCTCCCATGATATTCTATACAGGTCAAGTCAAGGAGGTTCCGATGATTGCTTTCGATTCCTACGAAGATTCTCACATTGTCGATATGACGGTAGAGGCACTTATCGATCAACTTCACTCACTTGCTAGTGAAGGTCGTCTCAGCGAAGCAAAGGAAGTTGCTCTCAAAATCAAGGAGTTGCAAAATCCTGGCAGGTCTGCTATGATGATCAGGTGATTCGCAAGGGTACATAGCTCAGTTGGATAGAGCAACTGCCTTCTAAGCAGTCGGTCGCTGGTTCGAGTCCAGCTGTACCCGCCTTATTGAATTCTTCATTATGAAAAAACCAACTGTTTTACTAGAACGTTTCCCCTATCGCTATGTGCAAGTTGGCACTTTAGAGATCAATGGAAAACCTGATTGCCGAATTCAGAAAGTAGATTCCTACACTGGTCGGTATCGTGATATGTATCTCTGCGATAATGAGATGCAACTTATCACTGCTATGGAGGATCATGACTACACTTGCTGGTTAGATCCTGACAATGTTCCTGCTTATGTACATGGAGATGATGACGATGAATGATCAAGCACTGTATCAACTTGAACGTGCTATTGATGCACTTTCTCTGATGGCAAAGTCTCTTAGAGAAGAAAACACACCCACATATGTTGGTAGTCATGTTAAAGGTGGGTGGGGTGATGATGTAATCACCTTTGGAAACTACACCCCAGAAACTCATATAACTAGTCTTGGTTGATGAGGATCTTCAATGTCTCGGAAAGACTGTAAAACTTGCCCTGGTGGAGTCAATCGACCCAATCGTTTAAACAATACAGTACGAAAACCAATGGCAGATGCAAATGATAAACCTAACTATCCATCGTTAGCAAGGCAAGGTGTTAATCTTGCTAAACTAGCAACCGCTGCAGCCCGCCAAGCAGTTGCAGGAAATGCAGTTTATGTTCCCGCTGAAGTCAAAAATCAAAGACTTGCTATTTGTAGGTCTTGTTCTCACTACGATCCTAATCAAGGACGTTGTAAGAAATGTGGATGTTTCCTAGAAGCAAAGACTTCCTTTGCTGCTTCTGAATGTCCTGTCCTCAAATGGACTAATTACCAAAAACCAGTCTCGGGATGACTTAAAAAGCGCCCTGGTCGGGAACCCCCTCGATAACACACATTACACATAAAATTATGACACCTTACGAACTTCGCTTTGAGATCTACAAACAAGCATACAATCAGTTGTCTGATACCTATCATGCAGCATGGTCGAATGCTTCCGAAAAGAATGGCGGAAAACTCCCAGAAGATTTCTCAATGCCTTACCCATGTTTGGGTGAAATCCTTGAAGTAGCAGACGTTATTAATTCTTTTGTTTCTGATGCAAAGTGAAAAAAAATCTAATCGAGTATATCCAGTATCATGGCGAAGGTCCTAGTGCAATACTCAACTCACCATTTTCATTGGACAATGTTGGGTTTGATCTAGAATCAGAATACAGTCAAAGTCCGAGCAATGCTGTATATTCTGTTTGCCCTGCTTGGAAACACAAATCAAATAGAATCTATACTGTTAGATCACCAGTTGATCTGCACATCTATATTGATACCAAGCAAAAATATATCAAGTGTCCAAACATATCTCAAGAGGAATTCAACGCATATTTCTCACCTACGTTTGATAAAAATGGATTGTGGTGTTCTCCTGAAAGAACTACTATCCAATTAACCATTCCTAGGTTTCTTATTTGGACAAAGCAAAAAAATATTTGGTTAGAACAAAAACCACACCCTTTATCTTCATTGAATAATAACTTAGTATGTGTTGGTGGTTGGTTTAATCTATCCAATTGGGTTCGCCCTATCAGCTTTGCATTTGATGTAGTCGATACTGATAAACCAGTTATCATCAAACGTGGTGATCCTATCAGTCAATTATCTTTCTATTCATCAAATTTTGATGATGGATTCATTGTCCGAAAGGCAGAACCACCAGAGGAAATACTTAGAAAGGCATCTAGAACATCAGGTGTAATAGATCGTTTCCACGGAAACATACCACAATCTATTAAAAACAACCTGTTCAAAAATAAAGAGTCTAAGTGTCCATTTCATTTCCTTTGGAAATAGGTTTC